GATGAGCGTGAGCCGCGATGCGCCGTATCTAGACGGCCAGATGTCGGCCAGCATTGCGTTCCTCATTACTGACGACTGATGCCGACCGTTCGCACACTTCAGCATTCAGTTACATTCAATGGCTCGACGCTCGACAACGTCCTTTCGTTTCGGTACGCCCTGGGGTTCGACGAGCCGGTGGGGAGTGCCCAAATCACGCTTGGCGGCTGGACGTCGCCTGGTGTGCTCATGCAAGCCTCGGACCTCGGCACGTACTTCGACGAGGTGTCGATCACTGTCGACCACATCGTGCGCTGGTCAGGCATCTTCTTGCAGTGGGATTTTTCGTTGTTCCCGCGGCAAGTGACGATGCAGTGCAAGGGCCGGCTCGAGTACGCCAATCGGTACAAGCTTCCGATTGAGGCTGTGCGCGTCGAAGATCGGGGCTTGCTGCTCGAGGACTTTGTACCGGGTGACACTACCGATGAGAACATCGTGTCGGCTGTCCTGAGCTACATCAGTCTCAGTACACGCGGTGGCGCCATCGATGGGACGGGCCGGATCTACGGCACGATCGCGAACCAGGAGTTTGTGTGGGCTGTCAACGAGTCCGCGCTGAGCTATATCCAGAAGATCGACGGCGTGAGTGCGGGCTATCGCACGTTTGAAAGCGCGGACGGCCAGATTTATCGGGCGTCGGTAACTTCGCGGCCATCTGGCTCGCCCGACATGACCTTCACCGAGGGCGTTGACATCAAGGAGGCATCCGCGAGTCGCACGGTTCAGAACGCCTGCAACGGGGTCAGGATTGGTGGCTACTCAGTCGGTGACTATGCCGATCCGCGGGTATGGCTACAAATCGACGGTAACGACTTCATGGACGCCAGCAACCCACAGATTTACTCGTACGACAATGCGATGATCGAACGCCGCGCGGAGTCAAGCTCAGGGCAGGGGATGAGTTGCGAACGCATGGCCGACTTCTGGCTAGGTGAATTGAACCGTGAGGTGGTCACGGTGCAGATGACGACGCCTCGGTCGGACTTGATCGGCCCAGCGCAGATCCATCTGGTCCAAGGTCCGGGCGGCCAAGCGTATCGCATCGGTGTCGGCGAGGCGTTGTGGGTACAGCGCGTCGAGGGTACGCTCGACGCGAGTGGCGCATTCTCGCAGACCATGTCCTATGTTGGTGGCGGAATTTGACTTTCGAGGGTACGCCATTCAATAACCCGAGCGCGCAGCCAGAGTTGGTTCAGATGTGGCGATCGGCCATCAACAAGGCGCGCACGGAGATCCCGCCAGCGCCGGTCCTGCCGTCGGTGATCCTGGCCAACTTTGACGGCGTGGGACTACCGCTAACTGTCGGCATGGCCGCCTTTGCCGAGGTGACGTTCCCGTGTCGGCTGTTGGGCTGCCATATCTACGCGGGGGTGGCGAACATTACGACGGGCATCCAGCCGATTGCGTGTTCTGCGAGCGTGGAACTACGCCTCGCAGCTCAAGGGCAGTGGGCATCTGGAAGCAGGACGGTTTATGCAACCACGCGACCGACTCTGACGGCTGCGGTTGAGGCTGACGTTGACATTACTGGCTGGGTTACCTCATTCCAGCCGGGCGATGTCCTGACATACGTGCTGTCGACATTTACTGGCACGGCTACGGTGCTAACGATCAGCTTGCCGGTTCGTCGGCTTGATGTGGTAGGTGTGGGCTCACCGTCGCTCAGGGACGGGGCAGGTTCGGTCATTCTCGGTACTGAATTCACCACGTCCGCTGGCGAACCTTTCGTTCTGAGGAGTTAGTCACAGCCGATGCCGTTACATGCGAACGCTGCCGGACTCGATCTACATGAGTCCAAGCGAATGAAAGAGCCGGTGCGTGCAGCGTCCACGGCAACTGTCACGCTTGCCACGCCTGGTACAACGCTTGATGGTGTCACGCTAGCTGTTGGTGACCGTGTTCTTCTCAAGAACCAGTCGAGCGGTTTGCAGAACGGTATATACACGTGGGCGGGTGCGGCAACGCTGCTTGTTCGTACGCCTGACGCTGATGCCGCGGCCGACTTCGTTCACGGGTTCCTCGTGTATGCACGTGAGGGCACAGCGAACGCCGGCACGTACTGGACATATTCGACGTCTACCACGCCGATCGTACTTGAGAGCACCACGCTGACATTCTCGCCGTTCGCGGCTGGCTCGGGCACGGTGACCAGTGTTGCCATGACGGTCCCGGCTGAGTTCAGCGTGTCGGGTTCCCCCATTACCAGCAACGGTACGCTTGCGGTGACCAAGGCAACCGAATCGGCAAACACAGTTTGGGCAGGACCGACTTCGGGCGGTGCGGCTCAGCCGACGTTTCGCACAGTTGTACCGGCAGACGTGCCGGTGTTTGTTGCGTCTGGCGCCAGTCATGCCACGGGAGCTGTGCCCGATCCCGGCGCGAGTGCAGGGACGACACGCTTCCTTCGTGAAGATGCCACGTGGCAGGTTCCGTCCGGCAGTAGTAGTAGTTCGACTGGTGGCGGCGGGTCTGGTGCGTTCGTGCCGATCATGTTTGTCGGGCCGCTCACTGCGAGCCAGGCCACGTTGCCGTTCGCGGGCATTCCACAGACCGGCTTTCGCAATCTGCGGATCAGGTTGCTCGGACGCGGGACGCTCGCGGCTACCAACGTCACGGTAGGCATTCAGGCCAATAGTGACGCCGGATCGACCTACAGTTACGAGGTCGTTGCTGACGGCAGCGGTGGGTTGAACCGTCTTTCCAGCGCGAGTGCCACCTCAGCCGTGTTGGGCTATTTGCCTGCGTCAACTGCTTCGGCTGGTGCAGTTGGCACGCTAGATATTGCAATCCCCGGTTATGCCGGCACGACGTTCCAGAAGGCAATCAATGCGGTCGGTGCATTCGAGCAATCGACCAGTGCGGGCGACCAGTTCAATCAGAACGGTGGCGGTTTTTGGCGTAACACGGCTGCCATTACTACCCTGACCTTGTTGCCGGCGAGCGGCAGCTTTGACATCGGTAGCTACGCGTGTCTGTACGGCGAGATGGACACGGCAGGCGTGCTACTTACACCCGCAAGCAACCTGCTGTACGAAACAACGCTGACGGCCACTGCGGCGTCGATCAGTACAGGGACGCTCTCACAAGCATACCGTGATCTGCGCGTCACGTGGGACCAGGCACGCGGCGATACGGCTGCGACGTCAGTCCAATTGCGGTTGCAGATAAATGGCGACACGACATCGGTTTACGACGGTCAGGTGCTGCAAGGATCGAACGCCACGGCAAGTGCCGATCCCAGTGCTGGCGCTGCGTCGGGTTTCATCGCAGAGATTAGCGCGTCGACGGCCCCTGCCGGGGCTGGTGGTAGTGGAACCCTGCTTATTCCCGGCTATACGAGCAGCACGCGGAAGCGCTGGACGGCGCACTATGGGTACACCGTTTCAGACGGTGCGACTACTTCGGTTCCCACTGCGATTTCACACGGTCAGTGGCGTAATGCTAGCCCTGCCGCCGTCACGAGCCTGTTGTTGTTCCCGGCGTCTGGCAACTTTGCCTCTGGCACAACGGTTCGCGTGTACGGCGAGCCGATGTCGGCCGGTGGCGCGGCAACAGGCACCGGCACACGGCTCCGTATCAGTGCGAATCAATCGATCACGACTGGCACTGCCACGCTGATCCTATGGGATACTGAGGACAACGACGCCGACAACCAGCACTACACTTCGTCGGCTGCGCTCTCTGCTGGCACGGTATCCAAAGTGGCCGCGAGCGCTGACATTGTGGGGGTGAGCACCGTCTTCACGACCGATCTGTCCGTAGGTCAGGTGATTAGCATTCCTGGCACGGCAACTGAGAAGCGTGTCGTCATCAAGATCACAGACAACACGCACTTGACTGTGAATACGCCATTCGTGAACTCAGCCGCCACCCAGACATGTACTCGCATCAACAGTGCGGTGGTGTTCCGTCAGCCAGGGTTCTACACGCTCGAAGCCAATATCTACTCGGCCGCGCTCGCGTCAGGTGCGGTGACATTGGCGTATTACCTGAATAGCCTGACGACGGCGATCTCCGGTACGGCCATTGGTCAACGCGACCCGGTGTTTGTCAACGCTTCTGCCGGCTACGACCTCGTGATTCAACGTCAGTTCCAGCAGTGGGACTTCGTCGAGGTCGTGTGGACGCAGAATGCTGGCACCGTCAATGTGCTCGCGGACGAGCGCACCCATTTCTCGATCAGTGCTCGCCCCACGGTGATAGTCGCTGTCCCGTACGTGAATGTTCAGGACCAGAAGTCGAGTGGGACAGATGGCGGTACGTTCACTTCCGGCGCGGATCAAACCAGAACGCTACAGACTGTTGAAAGCGATATCGCTGGGGTTGCAACGTTGGCCAGCAACCAAATCACCTTGCCGCCGGGAACTTACCGCTACCGCATAGATGCGCCAGCGACGCAGGTGGGCAAGCACCAAGTGATGCTCTACAACGCAACCACAACTACGACTGTGAAGCGCGGGTCGACCGCGTACTCAGATTCCGGCATAGCCTCGCCTACAACGTCGTCGGTTGTCACTGGCAAGGTGACGATCACGACCGCGACGGCATTCGAGGTGAGACACCGCTGCCAGACGACGAGGGCTACTTTCGGGTTCGGCGCAGCCGCCAGCTTTGGCACCGAGGTCTACACCGTGGCTGAGTTTTGGAAAGAAGGCTAGAGTGCCCACATATACGCGAGTAATTATTCCGACCACAGCCGGTGTCGGAAAAGCGCTACGCGTTGCGTTCCCTGGCCTTGGAAATCCGATCATACCATCCGATTGGTATCTGCCCGAATATGATGACTCGGCGTGGGGTGCGCCCGTTGTAGCAAACACGCCGTCCGGCGGATGGCCGCCGCCATCACCGTGGCCTCCGTCTGGTACGTACGACGGAACAGCGGCGTGGGGCGACCCATTATGGACGAGCGCGTCCGAGTCCGACCCGAACGTGATCATGCTGTTGCGGTTCCCGTTTGTCGTGCCGGCTGGTGATCTAGTCGAGGCGCTGCATGTCGCTGACGATCCGCTCAGCAGCGCATCACATAACGCGACGTTCTTCGAGCAGTACGATGCGGACACGGCCGATCCGGCAGCACCGGGCTATAGCTATACCGGGTTTATCAATGGGTTTACTGGTGCCGGTGCCTTCTTCGTATTCCCCGAGCACCTGATTGTCGGAGCCACGAACCTACTCGCCATCGCCGCGTCGATGCAGCCCTTTACCCGCCCGGCACTGACGTACGGTGTCTGGTTTTCGATTCGGATTCAACTAACGTACCGTAGCCGTTCTGGGCGTAGCTCAGTTCAATGGGTCGGCTGAACGCTACCAGGAAGGAGGACAACACAGACGCGCTGTGACTAGCAAACTTGGAGGGCATAAGGGCTACCTGATCATTGACCACAGCAATTCGCCCGGTATCCCTGCTGATCTGGCACCACAGGTTGCCGCGGCTGGTGGCGTACCGGTACCGGGTGGCGAGGTCGGGGAGTTTGACACGTACACGTGTGCCCACTGCAACGCAATCGTTGTAAGACGGCCTGAGCGCACCAGGCCACGGGAAGTGTGCCGCAAGTGCATGAAGGTCGTGTGTGATAACCACAACCTGTGGTGTGAGCCGTTCGCCAAGCTGGCCGATGCGATCTCAGACGGCAAATTCCATGCGCTGCCCAGTAGTCCGCTCCTGATCCCCGGTAAGCCGCTGTGACTGGCCTGACCGTCGAACAACGCACGTTGCTCGAGCAACGCTACTGCGAGGCTGGCCATCGTTTCGATGGCACGAACTATCCGACGCCAGAGGGAGTCTGCCCGCTCTGCGCCTGGCCTGAGGTCAAAGAACAAATCGATCGATACTATCGGTTGGTCGGGGAGCAAACGATCCAACCACGCGAGCCGCTCCACCCATCAGTTGCGCAGCTCGAACAGTCCGCGTCGCCGTCGCTTACGGCACTTTCTCAAACCGAAAGGTAGGACTCGTCGAGTGGCCAAGTTCAGTTACTCCTTCACCACGTTCACCCCGACCGCGACGGCCGATGCCGGCGCACTCGCCAACGGCTCGTATATGGCCGTACAGGGCGGCAACGCAACCCAGCGACTCACCTTCATCGAGGTCTATCTCGGTGGCCAGGCGGGCGCCAGTTCGCCAACGTTCATGCTGCTGTCGCGCGACTCGACCGTGGGCGTCACTATGTCGTCGACATCGGGCGCGATGCAGGCCGCATTGGACGGCACGCATTCGGTCCTGTCGGTCGTGCCGATTGGTTACACCATTGCTGGTACGGCTCCGCAGCGGTCGGCAACCTTGCACTTGCTCAACCTCT